TCGCCGTATCGACCGGTTCCTCCCGCGTGGGAACGCTGGACCTTATATCGACCCTGACCGGCCTGAACGTAGGAGGCACATTATTGTCGCAGGAGCAAGCATCCTATTTGGCCAATATCACAGCCAAGTTAGCACATGCCAGTAATAGAGATATGGGCGTCGTCGGCCTGAACATGCAGCAGATACTCACTTCATGGCAGGGGATCGACATCAAGGAGCTCATCAAGAGCGTACCGCTTATCGGGAAATTTCTCCAAGACGAGCGGAGAAAGGCGGGCAGCAACGAGGATATATACGCCTTCGTCCGGTCGAATCCCCAAGCGTTCTTCCGTGCGCTGGAGGAATTCAACAAAACGGTCAAAATCTCCCCGGTGGCTATGGCCCGGGGGCAAATAGCCCTTAATCGGGAGAATTTCTTCCTGAAGTTAGAGAAACTTTTCGAGCCGGTCGCCAAAAGAATGGCCGACGCAAACACAAAACTCTACGATATATTAGGAGAGGCGGCCGAGGAATTTTTCTCGGAGCAGAACTTAAACAATGTCGATTCAATTATCAATAACTTTCTGGAAGCCTCGAAAACATTACTGGGAGCCGCTGCCAAATTCGGTAATGCGGCAATCAACGTGGGCTCATGGACGGTGGAGAATCCGTGGACCACTACTGGCGGGCTATACGCGCTTTTCGGGAAAGGGTCGTTGCAGATGAAGGTGGCAACGATTGTGGCAGGTAGTATTATAGATCAGCACAGTAAAGTTAAAGATACTGAAAAAGACATTTCTGTCAGGGAATTCTTAAAAAAGCCGAATGCAAAACAATATGTCAATGATTTTTTGGGACTAAAAACCCAAGCTCAACAGACAATATTTTGGGAAAAGGTTAAAGACGAAAATTCGGTAGCTGCCCAAGCTCTTAAAGAGTTATCTCTTTTTTATATGGATAACGAAAATCGCTACGATCCATATTACAAAGCACGAATGGATAGACAAGCGATCGGAGAGCAAATAAAAAAAACGAAATGGTACGACATTCCCGGTCATCTCGGTAATGCGGGTCTGGCCATAGGCTCCGGATTAAATATTCTGTATAGCAATTCTTGGTTTGACCCTCGTAATTATCAATATGGTGATTATGTACCTGAAGATACAGACCGAAAAATTAATCTTAAAAATGCTTTAGTCTCAGATGTCAAAAATTATATAGAAAGATACGATATAGATGAAAATGGTAAAGTCGTACATGAAAACCCCTTCAAATCTCTAACCGATTCTTTCGACACCCAGTCGGTCGGAGCGTCCGATGCCCAAACCATTCGGGGCATGTCCGGCACGACCCGGGCGCTCGTCATCAACTTTAACCGCGAGATAGTCAGCATGCCCACGACGATCAACGCAAACGACGTGGAGGACATAAAGCAACAGTTGGAGCCCGCCATAGAGGACATGATCGTGCGCGGCCTTACCATTGCGCTAAACAATTCAACCCGCATGATATGAGCAGAAACAAATATACATCCATATCGGGAGGCGGCCTGCTCAGCTCGGGGGTCGATTCGGTTATCAGCCGCATAGACAACGGCCTGATCGGCAGAGGCTATCAGACCGTGGGCAACTATGTCGAGGATGCGTACAACGCGGCCCAGCGGGGCTATAAGATCGTCATGGCCGAAGCGGGGATCGCCAAACAGCTACTGCGCGGCGGCGCTGCCTACTCTTACGACGAAATGGGCAATGTGGCCGTCACGGTAAACTCTCCCTTCGTGTCACGGAACGACCGCTATTCCGCCGGCGGAGTCTCTCTGGGCCGGTACGACCCGAATCAGGACTACTATTTCAAGTGCGGCGACTACTTTCTGCCCCTCTCGTTCACCTATTCGGTCAATGCCAAAAAACACACGGCATCGTCCCAGTTGGTGGACGGACCCGTCATATTCGAGCGGGTATACAAAGAGCCGAAGATCATATCGGTGAATATTCAGGTGCAGACCAAGCAGCTGTCCCCGGCTACGTCCAACCTGTTCGCGGCCTACGAAAGTACGGTCAACGATACCGAAGGCGACCCGTACAAGCTGGAATTGGAGAACCTTTCGAGCATGTTCAACGATCTTTTCGAGAATCAGGACGTGTTCCGGATCGTCAATACGTTCATCAACCAAAACCTGCATGTCAACTACGTGTATATGTCCGAATACGACGTGTCGCCACAAGCCGGGTCGCTGCTTACCGAGATACGCATGCAGTTGATCGAAGTGGACGTTACCTCGAATGTCATATCGGAAGATGCGGCCAATGTCGTAACGACCGATACCGGCTTTGCCGTGAACGGATAACCATTACTGCCATGACCGGAAACTACTTTGAATGCGGCAACGAAGTGATCGTCGAGGGATTCTCTCTCGGCCATTTCTCGTCATTCAACGTAAGCAACAGCAGGGATGTCATAGGAGCTACGGCAGAGATCAAAATACCGCTCTACACCATTTCCGTCACCGACAAGCAGCGCCCCGTGGCAGACAGCCTGCGAATCGGCGTAGACGGAGCCCAGCTTGCGACGGGAGCCCGTATCGAGGTCTACGTGTGGTATAAGGACAATACGACCTTGCAGCATACGTTCCCCAAGATTCTCGCGTTCTCCGGGTTTATCAGAAAAGTGGTGAGCGGTTTCCCCACCACGATCAAATGCGAGGACAATTCGTTTATTCTCAAGTTTGGGCAAGTCAATAAAAGCTGGTCGAAAATGACTCCTTTAAAGGAGGTTATGAACGAAGTCGTCCCGATTGCCAACGACGCTTTCGCCAAATTCCGCAAAGAAGCCGGGCTGACCGGAGAGTTTCCGTCCCTGTCCGTAGCCGAATCGGAAAGCGCCGACGTGGAATTCACGCTGAACGTCTGGAAGGCCATAGCGCCCTATGAGGCTATCTCCCGTTTCGCAGAGGAATATGTGCTGTACGGCCAAGTCAGCAATACGGGGAAAGTCTATGTAGGGACAGGAGCGACCAATACGGACCGACCGACAATCAAGCTGAGCACCCGGCTGAACGTCATCAACAGGGACATTACGCCCGAAGACGGCCTCTTTACCGATTACTACGTCGAGATCAACGGATATGACGAAAAAGGCAACAAGATACAGGTTACCCGCGGAGATGAAACCAAAGGAGAGCCGGTCCGCCTTCCCTTCTCTCCGGCCCGGAAACAGGAGCAACTGGAAACGATAGCCGACGCGGCGCTGGCTCGGCTCAAGGGAAACCGAAACAAAGGCTCTATCACCACGCTGCTATATCCGTTCGTCTCGCTGTGGGATTTCATCGAGTACGAGGATACTTTATTTCCCGAACTGAGCAGCAACTACTATGTGATCGGGACGGAACTGAACTGCGACGACTCAGGCTACCATAATATCCTGAGCGTTACCGACGAAATGTTCTACTATGAGAAAGCGTAACGAGACCTTTTCAGCCCGCGTCGCAGAAATAGGGCGACTGCTCGACCGTCGATTCACGATGGCCGAATCGGTCGCTCTCGTGTATGCTACCGTCGATAGCGTAGACGAGGAGAACAGGACCCTGAATGCCATTGTAGACAATGACAAGACGATCAGCGACATAAATCTTGACATTGTCGTGAATGGGGACAATGGCATTCTTTTTATCCCCACCGTCGGCTCTACGGTGGTGCTCGGATTCGTGGAGAACCGGCCGGAGCTCCCGTTCGTCGTTTCCTTTACCCATCTCGACAAGATTGTCGTCAAATACAATTTCGGGAACGAAGGAGCGACGGATGTCATCACAATCGACGCATCCAGCATATCGGCCCAAAGAGGGGATGCCGGTATGGAAATGCGGAACGGGTTATTGTCCCTGACCGTCGGATCGGCTTCCGTCGCGCTGAATTCCTCGGGAGAAAATCCGCTCGTCACCCTGAACGGAGGGGAGAAAGGCCCTACGGTGGTTATCGGAGAACTGACTTCCCGGCTGAACAAACTGGTGGGGGAAATAGACAGCCTGAAAGAGTTCGTCAACTCCCACACGCACACAGCCCCATCCGGAGGCGGACCGACAAGCTCCCCTACTCCCGGATTCACGGGCTCCTTCTCTCAATTCTCCGAAGATGAATACCAAAACGAAGACATAGTACAATGAAAGACATACGATGGGACACTAAGGTAAACGACATTGTCATCGCCGACGGCGATTTCGCCATGACGGATCGGTGCTCGAACCAAAACGGCGCTCTGATCCTTATCAAGCGTGCCGTGAACATCACGAAGGCGCACATCGGGGTGGCTCTCGACGAGCTATATCCCAATCTGGCTCCGGGGGACTTCGATCTGCTCCTTACCGAAGGGATCGGGCAGATATATGAAGACGGGGCCAAATACGTAGACGAGAAAACGATCCGCTCGGGCTGGCAAAACATATTCTCTATGGACGGATCGGTCATCTATAACGAATAACAAGCTATGGCATCCTATCAGGTTCAGGCATTCCAGACTATCTACGATATATGCTACAACGTATCGGGGTCTATCGTCGTGCTCGACAAGCTCATGGAGCTAAACGGCATAGAAAGCTATACCGCCGAGATACCTTTCGGGACTCAGCTCGACATAACGGGCATACCTATCGTCAACAATGCCTGCGTATTGTGGGCCGGTCAATATCCGTTCTATTCCACCCGCCTGTCGGAAGAAGATTTGCAAAATCAGATCAATAACCTCGTAAATACAATGACCCAAAATGGCAAGTCAAACAGCTAATCAGATAAAAGCCTATCTGGCCAATATCCTGCCAAATCTCAACTCCAGCGCCTCGGCAATCTGGACCCGGTTCGTAGACGTATTCTCCACGATCATCGACATCCTGACCGGAGAAATCGGCCGCTCGAATACCATCATAGAGACGGCCGCCCGCTCGCTGCGCGTCATGGGCCAGCAATACTACATCGACAAGGCGCTTGCCTATCAGGAGGGCGACGATTTGGTCGTAGTGAACGACGAAACATTAGCGATGGGCTATGCCGAGATAGACACCAGCAAACAGATTATCAAGCAGGTGTATACATCCGTCCCGGATAACGGGGAAATATATCTGAAAGTAGCCACGACGGATTCGGACAACAACCTGATTCCGCTCACGACGCAGCAACTCGACGCATTCAAAGGCTACATGAAAAACTGGGAGCCGGTGGGCATTGCCGTAACGGTATTCAGTCAGGTCCCCGACCGGTTCGACTGCGCTCACCTGTACGTCAGATACTCGCGCGACTACAACCTGATAGCCATTCAGGATAACATCAAAGCGCTGCTCGACCAGTTCCAGATGCAGCGCCTCAATCGCTCGGCTCTTTATATCAATGACATCGAGTCGGCCATCAAGGATATTACGGGCGTAAGGGACGCCTTTTTCGACGGCGTTACCATCAACCGGTGGGACACATCCGAAGGCGAGGGCAAGTACGTCCCGTATGTTCCGGACGACGTGGCATCCAACCCCTATCAGGGAATCATCTACCTGTACGCCGGATATTCCAATTTCAACGACAATATTTCCGACTTTACGGCGGATAGTCCCATAACCATCTTCGAATCGGTGTAGTATGAAATTCAGAGCTGTCGATATACCCAATCTGATTTATCAGATACTCCGGCCCAATTATGCCGTCACATACGGGGACGAAAAGACGCTGCCGGCCCTCAATCAGATGTACAAGTTCCTGCTGGCATGCCTTTATCCGCTGCAACCCAAATGGAACGAATACGACGCGCTGAGGCGGAAGTATTACATGATCGCATCGTGCGAGCCGAACATCAGCAACGTTTCCAATGTCCTCAATCATCTTTTCGGGCAATACGGAGAGATCATCATCTCCAATTCGAGCCTGAACCAGATGTACCTGTACGATTCGTACCCCGATGATGAGTCGAAACAAGTGTACCTGTATACCGAGGGAAGCGAAAACGCCCCGGTCTACTGGGGATTTCAGGGCGCTACGTCCAACGAGACTATCGTCAGCGTTCCCGTCGAGCTTCAGTACAGCGGAGCTGTCATCTATAACGCCGTATCCGTCCCGGGAGGACCTACTATCGCCATAAGCGACAAGACCGCCTACATAACCAATAACAACTGGCTATCCTATAAAACGGTCGTTCTGCCCAACAATGCGAACGATACGGCGCTCTACAAGAGTATTACCTATTCATCAAAGGATCGGACCAGACTCGGCCTATCATCGCTATCGGGGACGGCATATCGGCTATGTCCTTCGATATGGGCGAGACATGGAAGGCGGTCGATTTTCCGGAAGGGGACTACACGAAAGTCGTCGGCAGCTACCTGTCGAATGTGTCGATAGACAACCACTACGCCATTGCCATTGGGGACGGGCTGCAACCGATGGCGATGTATCTGGACCTTCTGAACGGGACTCAAACTTGGAAACCGCTCGAAGGAATCGGCTCATCCTATACATCGCTGTGCCCGTACAAAGACGGATTCGTTTTTATGAACGCTTCCCAAATGGAGCTCGTCGAGCTTGACAATAACTACCAAATCGTCAACTCGTCCGTCAAATCGCTCCCCTATGGACTGTATTACGATTGCGCAGCCGATTCTACGGGGACTCGTCTCGTATTCGTCGGCAAGGGATCGGCCTATGCGGCATCCCCCGACTACGAGCCTGTCGCCTCGTCCTCTCCCATTCTGCCGGAATACGTATGCAAGTCCGTTACCTACGTTCCGCAGGACGGATCGTTCCGCACATTTCCCTTCTACCGCTCTATGTTCGTCAGCAAAGACAACGGAAACACGTGGAGCATGCAGGAAATAGAGGGAATAGAGGGAATAGAGAAAGGCTCCTACCATACCATATACGGCACGACGCAGGGATTCGGACTCGTAGGCAACGGCCAGATGTACTTCCAGAATCTGTCGGACGGGACCATCCAAACGAACGACGCGCCCATGTCCGATGTGTGGTGGGACTTCCTCGCAACGCTTAACTCGCTCATAATATACGGAATCAAATACACCATTAAAACATATTGACATGGCACTCGACCCCATCTACGATATGCTATTTCAGGACGGCACGGGCAATCCCGTGTTCATCACGGACCTGTCCAATCTGCCGCGTCAGATAAACTACCTGAAAGCCGCGATCAATCTGTTCGGCCAGAACATCGCCATACTGCACGGCTTCGACAAGAACGAGGACGGCTCGTATACTCCCGGTATCATATTATATAAAGGTGTCATGTACTCCTACCCCGGAGAGAGCATCCCCGCCGGGTCGTACCTGCACAGCCGGGAAATACTGTACGGAGAACGAGTGGCTGAAAACGGCGTAATATACAACGCCTTCAAGCGCTACGAATTTGTCGCCAACGATGTGGACACGGGCGACGATCTGATTACCTCGGAGCCACTGACCGACGACTATGTGATGAAGCTCAAAAGCGCTCCTATCGGCCCTCAGATGATCGCAACCGACATGCTCAAGGACAAATCGGTTACATCGGCTAAATTAGCCGACGGCGTTATCCCGGGATCTACCCCGCCAACCGGTCCTGCCGGCGGCGATCTGACCGGGACTTATCCCAACCCGACTATCGGCACCGGGAAAGTGACAACCGACAAGATTGCCGACGAGGCCGTGACCTCGGAGAAATTGGACCCCGATGTGCCGGGAGATATTCTAAACGGGATGATTACCAAAGTGAGCGACTGCAACAGCGCTCTACATAACCGCTTATTCTATGCTCCTTCCGGCTCGGAGAATACGCCTCCGCTGGCCACCTGTGACTTTGTCGGGATTACCTTTTCAAACAGTTTCGACGTAACCCCTTCGGGTGTTACCCAAATCGCCATGCCGGTAAGTTGGCCCGCCGGAGCCTCGTGGGCTACCACCACCCCGCCTTTGTTTATCAGAAATATGCGCGGCTATCCCTCGGGCGGCTGGAGTACATGGCAATGCGTCGCAGAATTTTTCCCGAACAATTTCGCTTCTCCCGCCCAGTCTCTTACCCGAAAATTCAACGGCAGACCTGTCTTTTACCAGTATAAGTCGGCCGCGGCTTTCAACGTAACTATTTTGGGTACCGTCGAACTCGTGGACGACATGACCGGGAAGCATCTGATCGGCATAGAAGGATATCTGACCGGCCAATATGAGGATAACGCGTCGGGAACCGGCACTATTATCGGCATGGAAATCCCACTCACCGGCGGAATGTCCAAGTATGTGGGCGAGACCAATATGGAGATTACGGCCTACACGTATGAGAAGAACGACAAGCTATACATGAACATAACCACCTCTTCAGGCCGGCAGGCCACGTTCACCTACCATATCGTAATGAAGTTCGACTACATATAAACCTACCCATCATGGCTCTGAAACCCATACGCGAAATGCAATACGCCGAAAATATCGGCAACCCCGTGTTCATTACCGATCTGGCCGTTCTGTCTCAGAACATAGTCGAGCTCAAAGCCGCGATCAATATGTTTGGAAAGACTACGGCCATTATCTACGGCTTCGACAAAACGGAAGGCGGATATACTCCCGGCATCGTACTCCATAACAAGCAGCTATATTCCTATGCTGCGGGGGATGTCATTCCGGCCAATACCTATCTGCACTCGGTCGTTCAGCAGACCACGCCGCGCATATTGGAGAACGGCTCCACGTTCAATGCGTATGTCGAATATACGTTTATCGCCAACAGCACATCCACGGGCGACGACCTGATTACCTCGGAGCCACTGACCGACGACTATGTCGCCGAGCTCAAGAATGCCGCGCAAGGTATTCCGCCCATAACTACCGATATGATCGCCGACGGAGCCGTGACGGCCGAAAAGATCGCAGAAGGAGTTATTCCGGATGTTCCGAGCTCTCTGCCTCCGTCCGGCGCTGCTGGCGGCGATTTGACCGGGACCTATCCTAACCCGACTATCGGTGCAGCGAAAGTAACGACCGCAAAGATCGCCGACGGAGCCGTGACAGCCGCAAAGATCGCAGACGGGGTTATTCCGGATGTTCCGAGCTCCCTGCCTCCGTCCGGCGCAGCCGGTGGCGATCTGACCGGGACCTATCCTAACCCGACTATCGGTGCAGCGAAAGTAACGACCGCAAAGATCGCCGACGGTGCCGTGACAGCCGCAAAACTGGCTGAACAGTATATTGTGAACCGGGGTGCTATTGCTAACTTGAATAACGCCACGACTTACGGATTCTATACCTACGATGCAACTACGCAGAACACGCCTACTTCTTACGGCAGCGTCATTGTCGTCGAAGGAGCCGGGAGATCAGGAAATTGGATACAGTTGGCCTTAGGATATTCTGCGGGCAATGTCAATCCGTCCGTTTTTGTCCGTTTCCGGCAAAGTCTGGAATCTTGGAGCTCATGGGTTAAAATCTGGAAATCCAATGATTTCAATCCGGATGATAAGTTTGGGTTTGTTAATGCGGTTTCCGACCTGAATAATGCGCCGATAAATGCGGCTTTCTCTACCAATAATGATGCGGCGAATACTCCGGTTGCGGGTTCTTATTTTCAGGGATTTACTTTCGCAATGGATAGCAATCCGAACTTTAAGAGACAATGGGCATTCAAGGATGGAAAAATTTGGTTTCGGTATTTACATGCCAGTTCTTGGTCAGCATGGACTGACGTAATCCCTTTGGACAATTACCTGCCGCTTTCGGGTGGTAAAATGATTACGGGAGACTTTCAATTTAAAGACGGAGTTGCTGTAAGAGATTATGATAGTAAGAATATCATCGGGTTACTTAACATAGCCGGTGATGGCGTGTGTGTTGGCGTTGGAAATGGTATCAGGAAAACCCGCATTGTAACTCCCAATGATACTCCTGTGTATAGAAATGATGGTAAAGGCACGTATATAATCTACGATTCCAGCAACTTCAACCCGGACAATTACCTGCCGCTTTCGGGAGGTAAGACCATAACGGGAGATGTGGGATTGGCTGGAGGAAAAAGATTGATTGAAGATGGACGAAATATTATCGGGCGTTTTGCTTTTGGTGACAGCAAAAGCCTTCGGACGATAATTGGAGCCAACATATACGAAGTATTGCTCATTTCTACGGCAGCTATAAAAAGGAATACGGGAGGAATAGAATATACCCTTTGGGATTCCGGCAACTTCAATCCAGCCGATTATTTGTCGAAAGAAAATACAACGGTCTACGTACCGACCGGGGAATACAACCCAGCGACAAAAGGGTATGTCGATTCGGCTGTGGAGAATGGAAGTACGAAGAAAGTTAATACCACTAATCTGAATACGCTTATTTCAGAGGGCACGTGCTTTTTCCAATTTGCCGCATCGACGACGAACGCTCCTATGCCTCAAGGAGGCGGAGGACTTCAAATAGTACTTACCGATAAAATCATACAGTTCGTTACCATTTTCTACTCGACATCATATGCCGGCCCTTCTTTCTATCGTACTTCCAATACAGCTTCAGCATCCACATTCTCCCCGTGGAGTTGCTTTGCGGAAAACAGCGATTTCGGACAGAACGTCTATTTTGAACAACAATTAGACGCGACGCATTTCAACGACGCACCCGTTGTCAAGAAGCTCGTCAAAGGATCGTATACCAATAAATACGGGCCTGCGACTGTTGCACTGGACAACTATGCCTCGACTCAATTCCCGGGAACGTACTCCCAATATGCGCCTATCGCTTTTCGCGGATACGCTAAGTTCACGAACTATTCCACCAAAGCGACTTTGGCTATCGTGCCCGTTAACAGCCAAAGTAATAATAACTATACATTTTTTACCTATGTCAATCCGTCATCGATATACCAAGTTATGGCCAATTTCACAGGCGGTTCGGCATCAGTTCAGGAACAAGTCGATTATTTGGTAGAGATAACCTACGGCAAAGTGGTATAACAATCAGCACAATGGAATACATCGCAGCGATCATAGCGGCCATCGGCACCATCATAACCGCATGGTTCAAATACAACCAGTACCGACGGGACAAGATGACCGACCTGAAAATATCCCAGATAAAGCAGGATATGTCGGAAACTTCCCTGCGTCGGGTAGACAATTCGGCAATCGTGTTCGGCGAACTGTGGGACATACTGTACACGCTGGATGCCGACAGAGTATATATCATCCAGCCTCACCCGCTGGGCAACGAGGCTTACGTTTCGATCTACTTCGAGGTGAAGCGTAAAGGCATCGACGGGATGAAACAATATATCCATGACATAAGCATGTCGGACATGCCTAAATTCTGTGCGGACCTGAACCGTAATCCGTACATCCACATATCCGACATCGAGACGCAAATGGACGATATGTATGCCCGTTCGCTCTTTTCCTCTCACGGCAGCTCCATATTAGGGATATACCGTATGGGCGACAACCAGCACGACTGGGTCGGGTCCATCGTCTGCGAACTGAGAAAAGACTCCAGCATCTCAGAATCTTTTCTCAGAAGCAAATTGCACGTAATCTCAAAAAACATTCAGTACATTTTGCCCAGATACATTGGCTCTCACACTAATTAAACTTTATTGCTATGGTTAAGAAAATCACCAAATCCGATCTGCCTCCTATCCCGAGCATCGACAGGATGGCCAACAAAATCAACGAAAACTTCGAGTCCATCGAAGGGGGCGGCGCAACTCCGAGCGGCGCTGCCGGTGGCGATTTGACCGGAAGCTACCCGAATCCGACTATCGGGAACGCAAAAGTTACTCTGGCAAAACTCGCGTCGGACGTTACCGCCAAACTGGTTACACCGCAGACCACGCCCACATGGGGTGCATCGGACACGGCCGAAGGCGTGCAGGCGAACCTGGTCCTGCTGGCAAACGCTCTGAAAACCGCCGGTATTCTGAAATAGCCATGCTTCTATCTCTGAGGCGAATCTATTTTGCGCCCACTTATACCATCGGGCGTTTAAGCATCCCGTCGGCATCCTTCGAGTGCGACACTCTGGAAGATACCGACCGGGATGCCAACGCCAATGGCGTATTCGACGGTCAGGAAGTCAAGATATACGGCAAGACGGCTATCCCTTACGGTCGCTATCGAATCGCCATGACCCAGTCGCCCAAGTTCTCGCCCCGCTACGGAGACCGCAATGTCCCCCTGCTGCTGGATGTGCCTCACTTTTCAGGAATACTTATCCATTCGGGGAACACGCCGGCCGACACGGAAGGTTGTATCTTGGTCGGAGAGAACAAGGTAAAAGGACAGGTCATCAACTCCCGGGCTACCCTGTTCCGCCTGCTCGACATTCTCGACGAGGCCGACTCCCGGCGCGAAGATATTTACATCACGATTCGGAAATGAAAATCATCTACAACTCCCTGATCCCGTTTCGCGGATATAAGGCCATGATGCTGTTCGGGGTCATATTCGCGCGCAAAAAGTTCAAGCCCCTGAGCGCCGTTACCGTCAATCACGAATCGATCCATGCGGCCCAAGCCAAAGACTGTCATGGATATTTCCTGTATTACTGCCGATATATCTGGCAATGGATATGCCACGGCTACAAGGGGAATCCTTTCGAAATAGAGGCCAAAACCCATGAACTGGATTTGAACTACCTATACAACCGAAAGCCCGAGGCGTGGCGCGACATGATGTAGACATTCGCAGCGGTTCTTTGACATATTGGAATTACCGATCTGAGCAATGTGCAAAATTTACACATTGCAATTGCCGAGAACCGGGGGGCACAATGATCCCCCCGGTTCATAATAGCTTGCGTACTCCACCAACAAATGCCTGGAAATTATAAGTTTGAGTTATACTCCGCCTGATTCCATAAATATATAAAAACAGGGCGTGAGATAAAATTTCATATGTTTGTATTGACATATTGAATAGCATTAGCTATTGTTTTGTTGTGATTTGATGTAGAACTTATCGGACGGAAATTTGAGAACGTCGTTGCACTATTTTTGCGGTAAATTTGCAATTAGGAAGTGAGTTTTCCATATTTGCATTATATTTATTCTGTGCAACCTACATAAACAATCTTATGCGAGAGTCGGATATACGCAGATTGAAGGCAGTCTTGCTTTACATTTTGAGCCATATGCCGAAGAATAGCCGAGATGTATATCATATCGTTAAGACGGCTTTTTTCGCGCAAAAGAATCATCTTGTGAAGTATGGTATCCCCATGTTTAACGACAGTATTGTAGCATTGCAGTTTGGGCCGGTTCCGTCGCTGGTGTACAATATTCTGAAAGTAGCGCGTGGGGACAGTTCTCCATATAAATTTTGCGATGATCGTGTACTTGGACGAGTTTCGGCCGTAATCGAATGCCAAGACGAGAATTTCTCCGCTTTGGAAGCGCCAGATATGAATTGCCTGTCAAAATCGAATGTCGAATGTTTAGATGCAGCTATCAGTGAAGTATCTAAAATGGACTTCGATACTCTTATGGAAAAGACGCACGGCGGGGAATGGGCACGAGCATACAATAATGAAGTATCCCATAGAATGGACGAACTCAATATTGCTCGTGAGAATGGAGCATCAAAGGAGATAATGGAGTATCTATCATACTCAATAGGGTTGGATGAAATGATAGACGGCAAATGCAATTAAAAGAAATAGAAGCATTAAAAAATGCCGCCATACGAGTAGGAAGTGTATTCAAAATGGTCTTTTACCCTAAAGATGGGATTACACCGAAAGGGGAAAGTGCCGTTGATCGTACAAAATATTTTGTCATTGCAGGTATTGATTCCGAAGGTAATTATATAGGTGCAGCGATTATTAATACCGATATTAATATGAATTTTGCACATGAAATTGCCCCGTATCAACATTGCATATATCCTGACAAATATGCTTTTTTAAACGGGAAATATCGATATGTCGATTGCTATAAGTTGCGGGAGATAGAAAAGCAGCGAATAGCTAATAAAGCTGAGTATATAGACTGTTTAGACGTTGACGACATCGATAAAATACGAATGTTACTAAAATCTTCTCCGACGACTGACCCATGCACTATTGAGCAATATAATCTATAGTTGTGATTTGATGTAGAAAGCGGTAATTCCAATATTCGGAGTTACCGCCTTTTTTATGCCCGGGCGGATAGGTTCGGGCATTTTTATTTTACGGAAACATGAAAAACGTTGTTATAGCTTTAGCCCTGATTGCAGCCGCATTTCTGCTGGGGCGACGGAGTGTGAAGCCGGAGATCGTCGAGATCCACCGGAAGGACACGGTGGTCGTGCGCGACACGGTCCGGGAAACGGTTCTCGTGCCCAAAGTCCGCTACCTGACCCGTGTCGATACGGTGTTGCTGAAAGTTCCGGGCGATACGGTGGAAGTCCCGGCACTGGTCCCGATTTCCCGAAATGTGTATGAAGGGGAAGATTACCGCGCCGTCGTGTCCGGTTTCCGCGCGTCGCTCGATACGCTCGATATTTTCCGAAAAACGCAGACCGTGACGAATACGGTCGTCCAGCGGGTCGAGGTTCCCGGCAAGCCCAAGCGCTGGGGAATCGGCGTGAGCGCCGGGTATGCCCTCACGCCTCAAGGGGTAAAGCCTTATATAGGAGCCGGAATCAGTTACTCTTTTATCACATTCTGATATGCCGAAAATATTCGTTAAACCGCTGACCGTAAACCGAGCATGGCAGGGTAAGAGATTCCGCACCTCCATGTATGATGCCTATACGACGGAGTGCCTATTGAAACTGCCCGACATAGTGCTGCCCGAACCTCCATACGAAGTACACTATGTATTCGGGCTATCCACTTCTTTGGCCGACTGGGATAATCCGATCAAGCCCTTTCAGGATATATTGCAGAAAAGGTACGGATTCAACGACAAGGACATTTTCAGGGCCGTTGTCGAAAAAGTCAAGACACACAAAGGGGAGGAATTTGTTTATTTCGACATCAAGAACCTCACCGTACCATGAAATTATATAGATGAGCTTCCTTTCATATCACCCAACAGTGAGTTCAGGTGCATCACCCAAAATCTCAACTGGCTTGTGATATTGAGCAGATCGTTCTCGGTAGTCGGGTCGAATTTTTGGGCATAGCATCCTTCATGGACGAGCGCGATGATTTTGTCTATCTCATCGCGTGTTTTTGCTACCATGTCCCATGTCGGCATGATTAATTTCTCGTCTTCCACTTTGGATTCAGAAATACACAACCCCATGCTGAACGGAGGAATCATTCTGAGCTGGCGGAATATCTCGCCCACCTTATCCGTCCCGTCGTCGAGTACCTTGTATATCTTATCGAACATTTTGTGCAGAGCCTCGTATTCGTGCCCTGTCACCATCCAATGCCTTCCTTTCACATTGGACTTGGTTACCTGCATTGTAGCAAGTATCGTGTCTAATTCTTTCTCCATTTTCAATCAAATCATTTTTTTCCCATTCTTAAAAATCAGCCGTCCGGTTCCCACCCAAATCGTCTGATTATCCTCGGTCTGTATCTTCAGTCCATAATCATTGCCGTTTTTCCTTCCCTTCAAGGATGTCAGAAAGAATTTGATACTCATTCCGTTTCCTCCATCCCTCCGGGCGAATTCCCGAATACACCGGTCAGGGACCAAGTCTGTCCGTAACTCGCATAGAATTGTTATTTTATCCTCGTTATCCATGAATTCATCGTTTCTACATCAAATCACAACTCAAAATGACAGGTCACTGTCTTTTATCTGACCTATGTACTTACCGTTCTTATCGTATAGCTTGATAACCCCTTTTTGCTTCTTTCCTCTCATTTTCAGCCGTCCCTGCTCATCATACACACGGATATTGTCCCGCTCTATTTCCACTCGTCCGACATTTCTGCCGTCCTTATAAATGGTCTGTTTTTGTGTGGTCGGCGGCGCTGCCAGCCACATCAATGCAATCATTAGAATCGTTTTCATGTCTCTGCGTTTTAATTTAATGATTACCTTCCTTATAAAAGTGTGCCACAATTCTTTCGCATTGCTAAATATACGGAATTATTCCGGTATCGTCATCGTCCCAATGCTTTATTGATTGCCTTCTCGGCTTTTGATATGGCATCCATCCATTGACCCCATGTTGGCATAGCCGAATCAATCCCCTCCTGTTCGCAACTGTGGAGAAAAACAAGGTTTTGCAACGCTTCCAGCATTTCCGGTGCGGCAGCGATCAGGTGGGTGTTGGCTTCTTCTTCACCTGATGCGGTTGTATCTTCAATCCACGCAATACCGTTGTTATCAGGACCAAAAACCACATCGTTATCCGGATATTCTCCTACCTTCCACGGCCCCGGAGTGCCTTTGAATTCTGTTTCCATCACTTCACCAGTTCAAACTCGATTCGCCAAACAAAAGGATTTCTATCCCATGTACCTCTCCCGGAAACCTTGTTGATAAGCGAGGCGAAGGCAGCACGGGGAGTATTGAATCCATTGCCGTTATTCCCATCATAGTCATAAAATTCGCGTGGTGGGAACTCGGTGTCGGCATAATCCCGATATATACCCTCTTTCATGCAATCCTCCTCCGAAATATCCTGTAACCGCTCAATCCGAATGTCGGTAATCTGGATTTGGTGCTTGCATGCCTCGGCCCGAACGAACATCTTATTGTTCCAACCGGCGGACTGCTTCAAAGTGCCTCGGACATTCATTATGTCTTTAGGGTCTCTGTCCAATGCAGTGCCGGAATAACCGAGGTCCATATAACACTGCGCCACGGCCACGATCTCCCCAACATTGTATCTTGGTTCAATTACCTCCCAACCTCCATTCTCGGTATAGCCATACATACATTCTTCAAACTCAAGACATGGCTGCCACCACCGTAGTTCTTCGTACTTACCCTGCGGATCAACAATCCGCCTTGTCACCGTCTTTCGACCACTGATAACCGCCTGCGTCAGGCCGTAACGGTCGTTAAACATCATCTTTTTCATTGTTAAACTTTTATCGTTTGCGTCAATTTCAGTTCTCCATGATAACCGCGAAATCTCAACTCTTCTATAAGTTCACGAGGTTTGAATTGAGCCAAATCGGGGTTACCCCCCCCTAAATCGGCAATATGTGACTTCTTCTGAATCCGCCTTTTGCGGGCACACGCCTTGCATATATTAGCGTAACCGTCAGCGGATAAGTGAGTACGGCGGAAATTATCCATTGTGAAATAGTTTCCGCATACAGTGCATTTCTTTGCTGTGTTCTCGTTCATAGTTGTATAAGTGTTATTTCCTGTATAACAGCGATAACCGTTCTTGTTCGTTTCGTCTATTTTATCAGGTCCGCATTATCATGGATGTTGCCGATGACAGATAAATAGTTATCCGTATATTTATATGCGAAACATGCGTATCTGAAATTATATCTACTTGAATTGAACACGCCATTGATACAATCAATCGGAGAGCAATCGAATTGAATATCCGGATCAATTCTCACAACAGCAAATCGCCAATATCTACCACTTGACTGGTCATCCCATTTTACAATGTCCCCCTCGAAAATCTTCTCTCCATTCTTATCTTTCAGCCCCGTGTACTGGCCAACGGTGGCCGGATCGACTTCTACCGCAGCGACGGAGATGCGGCCGTTATCGTTCGTTGCTTGGTAAATGAAGGTCCGACCTTGATTTTCGAGTAGGTATCCGCTCTCCCATTTCCCATTGTCGAGGCTCTTGCCTCTGAAAAGTATCTCTCGCATGATTTACAATTTTTGTTAGTTATCGGTTTTAGATTTCTGAATCCCCTTGAGTATCTCTTGCGCCGGGATAAATCGACCTTCCTTTTCTGCGTCAACCGCCATTGCTCCGACGATTGCGAGGCCGGCAAGGAAATCTTCAGCAGAATATCCTATCCTACTTCTGTAAGTACGGCCATTTTTCCAAATCTTCTTTGCATACTCTCGGGCAGCTTCTTCTGGTGTTTTCATCATTCATAAGGATTTTCAGGTAAGGTATTCACGTCGATTGCCAGTCCGGCGTAGATCAGGTTCCGGTAGTCGAACATCCATTCATTGAGCTTGTCGTAGTACCTTAACGCCTTCTCTGTATCAGATACAGGGAAACAATTTAATTTATCTAATGCTAAAGTCGGCACAAACCTTTCCCCTTCGTGGGTGATCTCTTTGGTTAGGTCGGACATCGGGCGAAGAAGAGGCTTTCCATGTTTGGGAGGTATTTTGAGAAACACATATCCACCTATATGTGACTTAATCTCAACGGCAAAAGGACAAACATTTTTATAATGCTTTTGCATTAGCCCGTACGGCATATAGCCGCAAATATCTTTCAACTCAAGTGTTTTCATAGCTCTTTCTTTTCAATCGTTTTACAAAATTCTTGACATTCAGCGCCTGTTCGTAGTAGCAATCCTTCTCCACCACTATTCTCTCCTTGTAGACCGGCAATCCGTCAAAGCCCATCGCACACTCCCGAATCACGTCGGCCGGCTTGATCTCGCCTGTTTTGTAGTTGAAAGAGAACAGAGTGTGCCCCGGTACCTTCTTCATGCTTCCGATCAGCTTCAACTCTTGCTGCTTTTTGATTTGGGCCTCGATGCGGGATTGTTCTCTTTTATCCCAAACTATGTCTGCATCAGGGATCATTTTCATAGTTCATTACGCCTAAGCGCCATCATACAATCGAAACAGAAAAATCCACCAACAGCACCTATGATATCATCCGGCAATTCTTCTTCCGATTCAAAATCACCTTCAACACATTCAGAACCAGTCGGTATACGTTCGTGGCGTTCCCTATACTTTTTGCCATTAAACAGAATGTCTGTCGTCCAGCCGTCTTGTGTGATTTCAATGTTAATTTTGTTTTTCATAGCTCTTTCTTTAAAGTGTTTAATGTTTTTTAAAGGTTCAGTTGTCAATTATTATTTGACAACTGGAGGATGAAGCGGTCATTTATCCCGCACGCAACGCACGCTGAAGCCGAGGGCGCGACCGTTGTAGCTCAGTGGGTTGACGTAGCCCGAGTAGAAGCCGAGGGTGCCCGCGCCGTTGTCGCCTCCGTAGTACGGCGACGAGGACCAATAGTAGCCGTAGGAGCTCGTGCTGGCCAACTCGCCGCTATTGCTGTAGCGCAGGCCCGCAGCAGGCAGGAATAACGAGCCCTTGTGGTCCGAGTCGTGATTACCCCCGAACCAACGGCCCTTGAGCTCATCGTCCCAAGTCGAGCCGAGATCACATAATGCCACCCATTCCTCCCGGGTCGGCAGGCGCTTCCCAACGGACCTCGCGGCCTCCATCGCCTCATCCCATGTGTAGTAATGGCGGCCGTCCTTCTCGTAACCGCCGATGGCCAAATTCTCTGTGTCCCACAGCAGGCCGCAAAGCTCGATGGAGTCGGACTCGGGATCGGACGCAGAATCGGCCGCAACCGGATTATCCTCCCTCCATTGAGCGCCGGTAATGAACCCGTCTATCCATTCATTGTGGCAAGCTTTATCTATCATGTTGTAGATGGTCTTATCATAATCCTCACCCAAACGAATCGGGCACAGTGCCTCGGCTACTTCACGTAATGTTTTCATAATCGTCTCAATTTTTTCATATACCCTTTCTTCTGCCTCCTGCTCGGCTAATTCGACAGCTTTGCGAGCTTGATGAATACCAATTACTGCCCATCCGCAACCATCCTTATCTACCAAATATGCGGCATCCATCTCATTGGCATTGATGTATGCCTCCGCTCTTTCGCTTTTCATGGCTCAATCGTTTTTCAGTTTCATTCCACTTCCAAAAACCCTCGTATTCGGCCTTCTTTGGTGGCAATTTTCAATTTTCTCTGTTTGATGATATAATCCCTACCCTCGAATGCCAAAAGCGTAAAATAGGCACTTCTATTTCGTTTTGTGGCCCCCTTGTTGCACATGGCTATAAGTAGCCGCTTCAAATCGTCCGGAGTCATGCGCTCGAAAATCCCCAGTATCTGACGGTCTGTCAACGGAAACTCCATGAGCGCCACAGAGGGCGTATACTGGGCTATCCACTCTCTCACGTTTTTCACGAGCAGCTTTTTCGACGACTCCGCCCATCTCTCCATGCCGTCCTCGCCTTCCTCGCGCGCGCACGAAGTGTTCTGTATATTTTTCAGTTTATACTGTGTGTGTGTATTATTCTTTTCTTTCTTATAATTCTTTATATATTGGTCATCTTTCGTTGTTGCCTTCGCGTTTCCTTCATGCTCGACATATCGTTTCCTTCGATCTTCGCACACCTCCTCTATTCCTACTGTTCCACAGTCATTTAAGCTTACACCTTCTGTTTCCTTCGTGTCAAGAGTTTCACTACCTTTCATTATCCCGCCATTGTTTCCTTCATAAAAGGAATTTCCTTCGTAGTTATTCGGGTCCTGATAATAATCGTATTTACAGATAGTTACAATCATTCCGCCCGTTTCCTTCGTAACGGTAGCGACGCCTGCATCTTTCATCCGCCGGATGGATTTCGAGAGCTGAGATTTCGAGTATTTCATCTTCCTGAAACCGACTTTCCAGCTCAAATCTTCCTGTATGTCCTCCAGTCGGAAGAACCCCGATCCCCGAGGCATAAGGTCGTGCTTATAGTAGTTTACACTTCGCAGAAAGTATTGCCACAGTTCTCTGTCTACCGGCGGATTGTGCGCCATGCTCCCCTCCTGTATGCAGCGCGGCTGCAATATGTATCCCCCCTTTATCATGTCTCCTAAATTTTTATCTTCGTTAAAGGCTTGCCAGGTATCTCCCATACCTTGCCATACCGATTGCTCACTGCTAACACCAATCCGTTCTCCCGGATAATCTCCCGCCCCTCTCTCGCGCTTATAATGCTATGGTAATGGGGATATATTATTTCCCATACTTCCGTTACATCATCCGGCATTCCAATCGGGTTAACATAGTATTTGGCAATTATGAACTTCATCGTTTCTACATCAAATCACGACAATCACGACACACGTGATGCACGCAAACTTTCTCGTTATGTACCGGGGATAGCATCTTGATTACAGGGCAATACCCTATCCCCTGCTCCACGTCTTGGACGAATCGGCATGTCTCGCATTTTACTTTCGTCCTTCTCTTATCCATTTCAGGTATTCTTCTTCTCCCTCTTTTCTCCACCTTTCAAAATATTCTTCGTTTTCTTTTTCTTCTTCCTCCCAACATGCTTTTTCGTAGGCGTTGCCCATAATGATTGCGATTATGGGGGACAATATGATAGATAAGACGGCAAGAATATGAACGGCAATTAAAAACACTATCTCTCTTATTGGGTCTTTTTTACTCCACTTAGCCCACTGATCGAATTTGCCTATGCACTTGTCTATTGTTTTGGGTTCTCCTTCCATGTCAGTATTCCTTATCCAGTTTTTTCCGTATTCTCGCCGAAGGCAGGACGGGATATTTGGATATATCGACAAACAGCACCCCATCTATATTTTCGGCTTTTATCTTTCCTAATGCTATTCTTTTCTTGACGCCGTTATAGGTGATTCCGGACATCATGGCGTAAGTTTTCAGCCGGATCAGAACTTTCTCATCCTCCATCATTCATTCGTAATTTTTGCTACTATTTCGTCTACTTCCTTTTTCTCCGCCTCTTTGGCATCGACTCCATCCACATATATCGGATCGCAGGACTCTATGTCTTCGGAACTGGGAACGGATTGGTCGAATTTCAGCGCCGCCGTTATCTTGGGTTGCTGTTGCGGGTTGATCGGGCACCACTTTTTAATAATGCTTTTCAACACCGTCTTTTGCCCCATAGCTACGAAATCCGTTTGCCACAATCCATTCTCCCTGTAAAATGATTTTGAATACTTTGCCCCGTGTGCCTTGCATTCGTCCACCGTCATGTACAAATAGAAGTCCGCACCGGTCATCAGCTTCAGGTAAGAGACGAATCCGTTCAGTATCGACCTGTCCGGATTGTTTAGATTGAATCGCATGTCGCCCGTAAAGGGATTTATTGCCTCGATGTCCCCTTCGTACACGTTAGCCACATTGATACGCGCTACGTTGCCCGTCCTGTGGGCGAGTTGCACATATCCGTTCTTCATTATCTGGAACTGCGCGACTCCGCCGTAGGGTACCAATGCCGCCTGTCCCAGATTGGTGTCTATCGACAGATTCGTATACGCCGCAACTAACGAGGACCGGATAATCGATGTGGGATCGGCTTTCATCAGCAGCTTATTGTTTGTCGTGGCCGACAATATCGACTGCATAAAAGAGGGTGCGTATTCCCCCAACATCATCTCGAACCGCTTTTTGGTTTCCTCGTGGAACAGCGTTTTTTTTAGCTGCGTCAAAAACGATTGAGAGGCTATATACGGAGCTCTCGACCTTTCCATCGAGGCCCGTGCCAATTCTTTTTCAGTTTCCATAGCCGTTATTTATTACATAGTTCGTTTCCGATTATTTATCCCGCACGCACCGCACGCTGAAGCTGAAGGCACGGATGCCTCTGTCCTGCGGGAAGACGTAGCCCGAGGTGAAGTAGAGGTTGCCCGCGTAGTAGCTGATTCCGTCGTCCATCGACGAGGACCAATAGTAGCCGCCGGTACTCGTACCGATCATCTTTGTGAGATAGCCGAGGCCCTTAGAACTGCTGAGGCCCGCAATAGGGAGGAATAGCGAGCCCTTGTGGTCCGAGTCGTGGTTCCCCCCGAACCAACGGCCCTTGCGCTCGTCGTCCCAAGTCGAGCCGAGATCGCATAATGCCTTCCATTCCTCCCGGGTCGGCAAGCGCTTCCCGACGGACTTCGCGGCATCCATCGCCTCCTGCCATGTGTAGTAACGATGGCCGTCCTTCTCGTAACCGCCGATGGCCAAATTCTCCGTGTCCCACAGCAGGCCGCAAAGCTCTATGGAGGCAGATGGGGCGTCTCCTCGGACGACATCCTGCTGCAATTCCGACTCCTCTTTGGCTATATCGATTGCCCTGCGAGCCACCAACTCATCGACCATGCGATGTCCGTTAACGACCATGATGTTCCAATCAAGGTACATATTAGCTATTTTTCCCATATCTATTTAAATTTCAACATTCTGTAACTCGATTCTACCGTGCATTCGCTGACTATGTTCGGATATTTCAATCTCAGCATTTCCGTATCCAGCTTTTTGCGGCAATAGGATTTAAAGGTGGCGATAGTGGTTCCCTCGTACTCCATGCTGTCCTGCTCTCCGAATCTTAGGATTATCTCGCCCTCTATCTCCTTTTTTTCTCGCTCCAGTACCTTGATCGCCTTATTCAGTTTCCCCAGACGCTCGTACCTCGAAAACATATCTTTCCCTACCCTCACGATACCCTCCTTGCTCTCCGGGTATGTTTCCCGAATGTCCTGCGCAGTGGTAGGTTCCGGTTGTTCGCCCCCGATTATGTGCTTCTGAAACCAGTCGGTCGCCTTGCGCATATTCGTGAGCGTCCAATCTTTATCGAAAGTATAATGTCCGTATTTAAGCTCTTTTCTACCGTCGCAAATGACCAGAAAGGCGTTTTTTCGGCCCATCACGGCCATTTGAAACTGGACCTGCGCATACCACTCTTTCGGAATGCTATCTGCGTCCATATCGTCTATTATTCGCTTCGTGTCTTTTATCTCCACCACCGGACGGTCCTCCCATTCCTGTTTGAATGCCTCCCGATCCGGCGAGCATTCCACGAAGTCCGGGAACTCGTCGTTGGTATACACATCGTATGATGCTGAGCGCTTTATAATCTCGCAACCGGTCTCGCTCTCGAACCATTTGGCAATCGCATCCTCCATGAATATCCCCCGGTGCATATTCGCGTTCATCTCATCGCTTCCCTTCGTCTTGCGCTCCCAATACTGCAAAGGCGTAACGTACTCGCTCAAGCCGAGTATTATCCCGAAATCCGAGCTGCCGAGAACCGGCCGGCTCTCCCTGCGCTCCAGCCATTCCGCTCTGGTTTTAAATGTCTCTTTCCGTATCATCGATTATCAATTTTATGTATTTCATTAGTTTTTCCTCTGAAAAGCCGAGGCCGTCGGTAAATGTGTCTTGCGTGGGTATGTATTTGGCCCGGACTTTCCAGCTATTTATGCACACTCCCCGCAAATGCCTGTCCCACGAAGGGGACACGCTTAATTCGACGTCGATATACATATCCTCGACTTCCTCGTCGTATTCTATCGTATACGTCCCCTCTCGCCCGTTTCGCAACTCTATTTTTTCCGCGAGCATATTCGCTATCTTGCACATATCCAGATCGTCGAACCGGAACAGCTCGTAACACGCCATACGCGTCCGTCCTCGCTTCAGCATGCGCGACACCACAGCGTGCCCGTCATGGCGAAGACGCTGTACCACAGCACTCAGACGATGGACTCCGAACATTTCGGCCGCCGAAAATATCGTAACCGTTTCTCCGCGCTGCAATTCCTGCAAAATCATTTCTTTCTGTGTCATGTTACATTCCTTTGCATTCGACAAATTCCCCGTTCTTGAGCCTGTAAAAAGTGTTTACTTTAATGCGGTCGCCGTCTACCTGCGTACTTTTCACATCTATCACTTTCTTTGATCGGCACTCGGCCAACACAAGCCAGCATCCTAATGCCCCTTTAGCTTTTGAGCGCCATCCGATAGATATGGCGACAGACTGATCCCCCGAGACAATCGCCTCGGACTCATCGCCCGTACTTACTGCTATGGAGTGCGTACCGGTATTCTTTGCTATGGAACTGCTGCCCGTAGAGACTGCCGCAGATTGAATCCCTGAGTTTTTAGCTGCCGAATTTCTTTCGGTACTTGCCGCTATCGACTCATTAGCCACGTTTATTGCCTCGGACATCTCGCTGGTGGTCGCAGCTATTGAGCGTATTCCGGAATTTATCGCCAACGAGCTAAAGCCTGTAGCGACTGATGTAGAATTGCATCCGCCGCTTTCCGCCTTAGAACAGGCCCCCGTAACTATCGACGCAGAATGCCGGCCCCTGTTTATTGCCACCGATAACTGATCGCCGCACCCTGATAGTGAATTATCGCCTATGTTTTTTGCTATTGAACATGGGCCCGTACAAGCTGACAGCGATTTATCGCCGCTACTGCTTGCTACACACCCTTCCCTTGTATTAACAGATACAGAGTATTTCCCTTGGCTATCCGTTACCGAATAATTGCCGGTATTCACTGATACCGATTTGTCATTTAGTGAGGTAGCGGCCGATTTGTCCCTTACGCTAACCGATACTGAGAATTGGCCCGAATTCATAGCCTCGGCGCTTTTTTTCTTATTGACGGCAATCGATCTGTTTTTTTCGGATACGATGCTTTTAGATGTGTTTATACCTTCCCTAATGATTTTTTCTGCGGCCTCGGCAATATCGCCCAGCCCCACATCCTCAATCACACGCAATTCCGATGTATTTACATGGTGCCCCTGCTTGTCTGCCTTATTGTCCGGGCTTTCAACTCGGGAGTATCCGCTATCACATGGCGGATAGTACCTTAAAACATCCAGCGGATTATCGAAAAATGATAATTTGCCGCCAATTACGGGGCGTCGTGTGTAAACACGCCCAACTTCTAACCGTAATTTATTGTCTTTGTAATTTTCAAAACCTATATACCCTTCCATGTCTCAGATCAATAATAATGTTACAATAGCGCCGAATACGCATCCATACATAAAGGACAAAACCCACGTTCTAACTACTTTAGAGGCTGCCGATTTTTGCGATCTGCTATCCATCAACACGGCGGACCTCTCGTCGTCCCATTCGGTTAGGCAACTGGCGACGATATCGACGGACTCCTTTCTGAATCGGTTACCCTCCCACTTCCCAGTATTCTCGTTCTTGGTGGGCCGGCCCATGAAAGAATAGACGTCGCCGTTTTTATCTTTTGAAAAATATATCATCATGGCTTCAAAGTATTTCGTAGATTCTGATGCGGTCGTTTTGAAAGTTGTAAAATCGAGATTCGGACAAGATCGTATCCTTTTTCTCCGATTCGGTAAGAATATTATGGCGCCGAAGCTGGTAATATGCCGAGTTAACCCTGAAAGGAGATTCTGGCCTCGGCCGGTCGTAATACTCCAGTATTTTTATCGGCCTGTTGCGGCATACTTGGTATATTCGGACATGGAAACAGGTGTTTTCTTCCGAATTAGTCGGCCGACATGTAAATACAAAGGTTCTCATGGCTCATTCAGGTTTTCCAGACGTTCAAAAATCCATCCTATGACCATATCCCTATCGCTTTTACATAATCGGCGGTCTTCCTCCACTTCTTTTACTAAGTCCCGCGAAACGTCGAACATATTCCGGTTTACATCGGTATCGAGGTTATCGATGCACTGGCCGTAATAGTCCAAAATACTCTCGTTCTTAAAGGTCCGCGAACAAGTGGAGCAACTGGAAACGAGCAGGCATATAATGGCCGTTAAAATCGATTTTCTCATAGTTAATGGATA